TCTGCATTTGTAAACTTGCTTAAAGAGTCTTTAACCGCACCTAAAGAGGAATAACAATGGAAAACCTGATAGCTAAAGTAAACGCTTTTTTGAGCCAGTTCTGCATCGTGTGCAAAGTGCCTTGTGACAAGCAAATGCATTTCCTATCAGGTTTCATCATTGCGGCGGTATTAACACCGTTCATTGGTGCTTACTCTATCCTAGTGGTGGCTGTAATTGCAGCCTTAAAAGAGATATACGATGCCCGTCATCCTGACAAGCACACAGCTGACTTTTGGGATTGGATAGCAACTACATTAGGTGGCTTAGTAGGATTTGTTGTTGTATCATTAATTTAATAGAGAACTCTTCATGGATCAAGGTATACTTAACATTGCAATCATGACAACAGGTTCAGTCTTTGGCTGGATCTTAAGAATGTTATGGACTGCATCACAAGAACTAAAAGCAGACTTAGCTAAACTTCGTGAAGAGTTGCCTAAGGACTACGTATCAAAAGACGATTACCGTCAAGACATTAAAGAACTTAAAGACATGATCAGTAAGTTATTTGATATTCTAGAGAGCCGTCGATGAACTTGACTCCGCACTTTACTCTTGCGGAACTTACAGTTACTAACAAACCTTTAGATAATACACCTTCTAAAGAGATGGTTGAAGTTCTTCGTACTACTGCTTTTCACATGGAAAGAGTTCGAGAACTACTAGGTAACGTTTCTATTAAAGTAAACAGTGGTTATAGAAGTCCAGCAGTAAACAAGGCTGTAGGTGGCTCTAAGACTTCTGCACACACTCTAGGCTATGCTGTAGACTTTACAGCTTACGGACATACTCCCCTAACTATTGCTAATACTCTTGCTAAGAGTGATCTTAAGTTTGATCAGCTTATCTACGAAGGTACTTGGGTTCACATTAGTTTTGATCCTAAGATGCGTAGAGAAGTTCTTACTGCTAGGTTCAAAGATGGTAAAGCAACTTACTTGAAAGGAATTGTATAATGTGGTCAGTACTATTTCCAGCATTACTTCCAGCACTAACAGATGGTGTTCGTGGTATCTTCGCTAAGTTCTCTGGTGGAGCAGGTGGTACTCCTCAGAACGTAACAGAACGTATTCAGTTAATGCAAGCTGAAACAGAAAGACTTAAAGCACTAGCAGAGATTGACAAGCCAGTAGGAGAGCCTGATAAATGGGTTACGAACTTAAGAACTAGCTTTCGTTATGTAACAATTATCTTAATTTGGTTTGCAACGATAGCAGCTGTTTTTACTCCTGAGGTAGATCACGCTATCACTGTTATCTTATTGGACCTCTCAGGGGCCTGCATGTCGTTTGTAATAGGTGAACGGATGTATCTTTCTTTAAAGAGATAAACTTTATTCAAAGGATTTAAAATGGCAACATCAGGAACTACAAGTTTCTCAGTAACAAGAAATGATATTATCTCAGCTTCACTACGCTTATTAGGTGTTCTTGAAGAGGGTGCTAACCCTAATCCTACTGCTATTGAAAATGCAAGTCTTGTTCTTAACATGATGATTAAGGACTGGATGACTGATGGTATTAAACTATGGACAACTACAGAAATTGTTTTACCTTTAGTAGCAGGTCAAACTTCTTATAGTATTGGTTCTGAAAGTACTAATGACTTAGTGACAAATAAACCACTTCGTTTAATTCAAGCTTTCTTACGTAACATGTCAGTAGATCCGTACATTGATATGCCTATGACTTTGATCTCTGAACAAGAGTACAATATCCTAGGTTCTAAGTTCAGTGAAGGTGCTATTAACTCTGTGTACTACAAGCCTTATGTCAATCATGGTATTGCCAAGGTTTTCTTGACACCTAACACTTCAACAGCTGAAGACTATGAACTACATTTGAATGTTCAACGTCCAATTGAGGATATTACAAGTGCTAACCAAACATTTGATTTTCCTTCAGAATGGTACCAGTCCTTGCGTTGGGGCCTAGCTGCTGAATTAGCCTCAGAATATGGCTTGACAACTGAACGAATATCTGCTATAATATCTAGATCAAACTCATATAAAGATAGACTAGCGGCTTGGGATACTGAGTACAATAGTACTTTCTTCCAACCAGACGTTCGGATGAATCAGCATGCCTACCGTTAGACTTCCACTAGCCTTTCCAATACAGAGTCGTCAAGCAGATCCTTTTAAAGATGCTAAAATGGTCAATGCCTACAAAGAGGCTGATCAAGTTCTTAAAAGGCCTGGACTGTCATATCTAGTTGTAGACCCTGTTCTACCTACTGACGTTGGTCAAGGTGTCTTTGCTTATAATCAAGCCTTATATACTTGTATTAATAATGCTATTTACAAAGTAGAAGCAGGTGTTTCTACTCTTATAGGTAGTATCTCAGGTACTGTTAAACCTATTTACTGGACTTCAACATTTAATAATAACTTTTTGTTTTTTCATAATCAAACTAAAGGTTATGTTTATTCAACAGTTGGTGGTTTAGTTGAGATTACTACTCCTTTTTTTCCTACAAACTTAGTTCCAGGTGTAGGTTATTTAGACACATATGTAGCAGTTATGAACGTAGATGGTAGAATCTATACGTCAGATCCTGCAGATCCTACAACATGGAATGCTCTTAACTATGTATCTACAACAAGTCAACCAGACTTAGCAACAGGTATATCCAGTCACTTAAACTACATTGTAGCTTTTAATCAGTGGTCTATGCAGTTCTTTTATGATGTTGGTACTTCAACAGGTTCACCTTTATTATCAAACGCTTCAGCTAACCTTGAGATTGGATGTGCTAATGGTAACTCACTTGTTAAATTTGAACAGACACTAGCGTGGGTGGGTCAGTCAAATACAGCAGGTAAAGGTGTTTACCTTCTTAATGGTATATCTCCAATTAAAGTATCTAATCAATTTATTGATAAGTATTTAGATGCAGATACTTGTGAAAATTGTAGAGCTACTGGTATTAAATATAATGGTCATAGCTGGTATATATTAACTTTACCTGATTCTGATCTTACATTTGTGTATGATATTGATGAGAAAATTTGGACATTCTGGTCTTCTGTTCAGAATGATGTTGAGCAATACTTTGTAGGTAATTATGCAACTTCTTTAGATGGGCATTCTTATTTACAAGACAGTGTTAATGGTGAGTTATATAAACTTGACCAAAATACTTATATAGATGCTGATGGCGTTATTAACTTTAGGTTGGTTTCTCCTCTTATAGATGCTGATACACAGTACCGTAAAACAATTATTCGTGTTGAAATGATTGGTGATAAAAATGATACTGTTCTTAGAATTAGACATACTGATGATGACTATCAAAGATGGTCTATGTACCGTAATGTAAACTTAAGTGACTCTCGTCCTGTACTATTTCAGAATGGTGTTACTCGTCGTAGGGCTTATGAACTATTTAATAATGATGCAACATTCATTCGTTTAGCTGCTATGGAAATGGATTTAACTGTTGGCGACAACTAATTAAAAAGGTATTATCATGGGATTATTTAAAGCTATTAAAAAAGTAGCAGGAGTTGTTGGTAAAGTAGCAGGAATAGCTGGTGTTGTTACTGGTAATCCTGTTTTAGCTAAAGTAGGCCAAGTAGGTTCTGCTATAGGAAGTCTAGGCGGTAGTGGCGGTGGTGGTTCATCGACTACTAGTACTCAACAAGGCAACATAGCTAGTGGTGCTTACTATGATCCATTTGGAGCCTCAAGGGGTATTTATGCTACTAAGTTAAATACTTTGATGAATGATCCTGCTGAAGCTGCTAGAATGGTTAAGAGTTCTATTCCTTATACAGAAGGCATGGCATCAGGTGAACGTGCTTTAAGAGCAAACTTAGCTCGTACTGGTCAGGTACAGTCTGGAGCAGAGCAAATAGCTTTTGGTAATTTAGGTCAAGATTTCTTTACTAAATCTTATCAAGACTTATATAATCAGTATTCTACTTTATCTGGTGCTACACAGGCTCCATTAAGTATGGCAAGTGCTAACCAACTTGGTGCTTCTCAAGGACGTTTACAAGACCAAGCTTGGGGTCAAGCTATCGGTGCTATAGGAGATATCTTTACTAGCACTAGTGGAAATGGTACAAGTGGTGGAGGTACTATTATGAATAGTGCTCCTAGTAACTATTCTCCAGGTGCTACAAGCTACGCTCCTATGAATACTAATATAGGTATGGGTAATTATCAAGGCCCAGCTAATATGGGTGGTGGTCTTGTAGGTCCAAACTGGGGTTCAAGCTAAGGAAAAATTATGCCAATTTTAATGTCAGATATATACGCAGGCCAACAAGGTGCTATTGACACCAGAATGAAACGTCAGCTAGAAGAAGAAAATAAATATAAACTAGCAGAGTTAATGCGTATTCGTGATGAAGAAGCTCAAGCTCGTGCTATTAAAACTAAAATAGCTAATCAAATACTAGAAGATCAAGCTTCTGAGCAGTATCAACCACCAGCTGTAGGTCAAGGTCAAGGACTAGTTGCACAAATGCCTACTCCTAATGTTCCAGGAGACTTTGTTCCTCAACAACCTCAAGGTATGATTCCTCAAGAAGGTTTAACAGGCTTAGGTGGTATGTCCACACCTCAAATGGGTCCTATGGGTATGCAACCTCAAGAGGGTGCTACTGACCTTGGTGGTATGCAACCAATGGGTATGACTCCTGAGCAAATGCCTATGGAGCAGCCTCAACAACAAGTTCCTG